TAGCTACACTTAGTGGTGGCGCTCCTTTGAGAATTGTTGATGTAGCAGGAGAAAGAATCGTAGTTGATTTAGCTACTCTAGCCGCTGATGACATTTTTGGTTTCTTACCTTTGGAAACTAAAACGAATGAGTTTGTCGCTGGCAATCTAATCAGATGTGCAAGTTTTATGTCAGTTATGGTAATGGAAGCTTCTGCTGCTATTGCAAGAGGTGCTGATCTTGAAATTGTACCAACTGGCGTAAAAGTTGCTACTAATGCTGGTGGAACTTCAATCGGTCGTGCTTTAGGTAAAGCTGCTGCTGATGGCGATTTAATCAGAGTTTTGATTAAAACTTCTTAATTTTAATAATTTAATATAAAATATTATGGATACTTTAAAAATTCAAAATATGATGGCCGTTACCTCTCAAGGTAATCATCAAGGCATTATATCTTCTGTAAGCAATGGCGTAAAAGCTAGAGTTTTACATAATGCTGCTCCTTCTGGTTATGAGGCTCAAATATCTACATTAACCAAAATCAAAACAAAAGTAATTGAGCAAAAGTTTTACGATAAAACTCAATTGAACCCTGCTGATTTTGTACCGATTAAAGTTGGCGAAGGTGCTTTTACCGAAGATTCTTTATATTACAAGAATTTCTCAATCTCTTCTTCTTTTGGATCTGGTATTATCGGACAAGGAACTGGAACTAGAAAAGGAAAATCAGAAGCTTTATTTGACAAAGTAAGACTTTCAAATTTCTTCTGGGCTAAAGAGCTTGAATATTCATTAATTGAAGTTCAACAAGCTAGCATGAATGCTGGAAGTGCGATTAATTTAATTGCTGCTAAAGAAAAAGCTCAAAAAATTAACTGGGATCTTGGTATTCAACAAACTGCATTTTTAGGTCAACCTGAACTTGATGAAATTGATGGTCTTTTAACTCTTGATGGTCAAGGTGTAAATATCAACACAACTGATTTAACTAAGCCTCTTTCAACAATGACTTCTGGCGAAATTAATACTTTTGTTGGTGTTTTGATTAAGATTTATAGAGCTAACTGTAATAAAACTGCATGGCCTGATACTTTCTTAATTCCAGAAGCAGATCATTTAGGATTAGCAAGCTTTGTTTCTGATGTTCAAACTCAAAGAAGTAAATTAGATTTCTTAGAGCAAGCATTCAGACAACAAACTCAAAATCCTAGCTTTAAAATAGGAAGAGCTGCTTATGCTAACTTAGATAGTAATTCACTAGGTGTTAATAGATATACTCTATATAACAACAACAGCGATACTTTAGAAATGAATATCCCGATTGATTATACCTCAACATCTTTTGCAACTGGAAACGGTTTTGATTTCTCAAGTGTTGCTTATGGTCAATTCTCTGGTGTTATTGCTCTAAGACCTGCTGAAATTTTGTATTTTGATAACTCAGTAGTAATTTAATAAAAAACAGTTATGAAACTTATAAATAATTCAAAAACTAAATTTATTACTTCTAAAGGCGAATTTAAAGTTGGTAGAATAATGGAATTTACTGCAGAAGAAGCTAAAACTCTTCTTAGAAAAAAAACAGACGGAACGCCTATTTATCCAGGTATTAGCACACAAGATTCTTTATTAGATGATGTTGCTGAAACTGTTAAAAAAGCAGAAGTTAAATCTAAGGCTGATGAAAATTCTAAAGCTAAGAAGTAATGACTTGTAATAATCCTATTTTACAAGCACTCACGCCAGAGGATTTTAAAAATCAGTTCTGGCGTGATTTTAAGTTTATTAACACTTGGCTTATTGGTTTTACCTATAATACAGGCGATCAAGTTTTTTATGATGTTAATAAAACTTTCTATCAGTGCTTAAATAATGGGATTATTGGAACTCTTCCAACTGATATTACAGACTGGAAAGAGATTAGTAATGTAGGTTTAGTTAGTGATTTAGATATTACTAATGCTTATGCAGAGGCTTGTGTCTCTTTTAATGATGCTTTATTTGATGATAGTAGCGATATGATATTAGGTTATTTATATCTAACAGCTCATTATTTAGTAAATGATTTAAATGCTGGTGGTCAAAGTGATACACAAGCAGGATTAGTAAATTCCAGAAGTGTTGGCAATGTTTCAGAAAGCTACACAATAGCGGAATGGATGATTGATCCAATATTAGGATTTTATGCAAAATCTAGCTATGGCAGAAAATATGTAAATATGATTTTACCAAGATTAACAGGTAATATAGTGACTGTAGAAGGTGCTACAACTCCATAATGCCAAGTGATGTAAAAGTAACATCTAATTTAAAAGGGTTAGAGCAGTTACAAAAGAATTTAAAAACGAAGTTAGTAGCAAAGCTGGGAATATTTGCAAGTGATAACTCCAGAGATGACGGAGGAAAGACAAATGCAGAAATTGGCGCAGAGCATGAATTTGGCGTATTAAGTGAAGGAAAACCAAGAAGATCATTTTTAAAAGATCCTCTTGAGATAAAGAGAAAAGAATTATTAGAAACTGCTAATAAGGTAATTAAAGCTAATATAGATAAAGAAGGTGGAGCAGAAAAGATATTTGAATTAATTGGAATTGCTGGTGAGGCGATTGTTCAAGAAGCTTTTGAAAGTGGAGGCTTTGGAACATGGAAACCATTATCAGATTTTACGATTGCTAAAAAAGGAAGTGATCAGATTTTGATTGAAACTTCGCAATTAAGAAGGTCAGTAATTAGTAAAGTAGAAAAAGGGGAATAAATGCCGATACCTAAAATACAAAATGCTTTTAACGGTTGGGAAAGTCCCATAACTATGATTAAGGTTACTCAATCAATAGTTGATATGGAGACAATAACAGTAAAGGAAAATTTAAGTTTTCAAGGTGTTATACAGCCCTTAAATGCAGAGGCTTTGAAGATAGGCACGCTAGAGATGAGAAGCTGGGAATGGTTAATGATACATACAAAAGTAAATGTAGAAATACAAACAAATGATTTAATTGAGTACGAAGGTAAACAATACAAAGTTATGTTTGAAAAAGATTACAGTTTAAATAACTACTATGAATATCATTTAGTTAAGAATTATGAATAGAGAGCCAATAAAAATAATAGGTGACATTCTTAAAAATCAAATGAATTTGACAGATGAGCAAATTTGGATTTATAATCAAGATTTTAAGATTCCTGAAACAAGCGGTTTATTTGTAGTTTTAGATTATGGAACGGAAGAAGATTATGCAAATATAAATGAGTTTATACCTGCTGATGTAGGAGTAGAAGGAGCGCAACAGAGCATATCTGTTATGACTAAAGAGAATTACATAGTAAACATAATGTCTAAGAATGACGAGGCAAGATTAAGAAAGAAAGAAGTATCAATGTCTCTTAATTCTGATTTTTCACAAAATCAACAAGGGCTTTATCAATTCCAGATTGCAAGAGTAAAAAACAACTCAAGCAATGTTTCTTTTTTAGAAGGCGCAGGGATGTTAAATAGATTTGTAATAAATATTACCTTAACAGCTCATTATAATCAAACTACTAATACAGTTTATTATGATGATTTTACTAACCAAATAAATATAGATTAATTATGTCAATTGATATTGTAAATTTTATTAATATTTCAGTAACTAACACGCCAGCAGGCTTGCCAGATGCTAATGTTAATAGTCTAGGATTATTTACTACAGAAAGCCCATCTAATGTTGATGAGTTTAGAATTTATATCACAGCAAGCGAAGTAGCTAATGATTATGGCACAAATTCAGTAACTGCACAAATGGCAAATAATATCTTTGCTCAAAGCCCTAATTTGCTTAGTGGTGATGGTAGACTTGTTATTATACCTCTAGTAAATTCAATAAGTGCCTTAGCTGGTAATTTTGTTGGTGCTGATATTACTGTTAATCTAGCAGGATTACAAGCAGTTGCAAATGGCGATATTAGAGTTGTTTTAAATGGCAACAATATTGATTTAACTGATTTAGATTTTACTAACGCATCTAGTTTTGCTGATATTGCAACAATTCTTCAAAGAAGATTAACTGATGTAATAGTTACAAGTAAAATAACAGGATTTGATCTTGATTCTAAGAAAGTTGGCACAGCTTCAACAATCACCTTAGCTCAACTTCCAGCAGGAACAGGAACAGATTTAAGTGTTGCTGGTCTATTTAATGTTGCAGGTGGAACGCCAACAGCAGGTGGAAACGCTCAAGGTGAGTCTCTAGTTGATGGAATCGTAAGAACAGAAGAGCAAGTTAGCTACACAGGCATAATAACTGATCTATTAATGGAAGATGCAGTAATTACTTTGACTGCCTCAGCTATTCAATCAAGAGATATGATGTTTGTGCATCAATTCTCAAGCACAGAAGATTTAGAGCCTACAACTGGTATTTGTTCAATTATTAAAGATTCAACTCAAACAAAAACTAGATGTCTTTATTACTCTAATGTAGTAACTGCTAACCTAGTGAAAGCTTCTTATGTAGGCCGTGGATTTAGTGTTAATTTCACAGGGTCAAACACTACAATGACAATGAGCTTTAAAACTCTTGCGAATGTAGTACCAGATACAGAAATTACTCAAACTATCTTTGTTGAAGCAGAGACAGCAGGCGCAGATTTATATGGCGATGTCCAGAGCGCTCCGCTCGTTGTTTCAAATGGTGCTAATCAATTCTTTGATAGTGTTTATAATGCTATCTGGTTTAAATTAGCTCTTGAGGTTGCAGGTTTTAATTATCTAAAGCAAACTAATACTAAAATCCCTCAAACTGAAATAGGAATGGACGGCTTAAAAGGTGCATATGCTAAAGTTTGCGATAGAGCAATCACAAATGAAATGTTTGGAGCAAGCAATCAATGGAATGGCACAACTTTTGGCAATCAAGCAGATATGTTAAGAAACATTATTGATAAAGGTTATTATATTTATAGCCAGCCAATAGCATTACAATCACAAGTTGATAGAGATGCAAGAAAAGCTCCATTAGTACAAATTGCAGGCAAGGAAAGCGGAGCTATCCACTCTTCAAGCGTGAATGCAATTATTGAAAGATAATATTAACTTAAATTAAATAAATTATGGCTAGCGCAAGTTTAACTGGAAACGATACAATTTTATTGAGCTTTAATGATCCTACAACCTTGATTCCTATTGTAGATTTAGGTAATGGCGATGTTGCAGCTTTAACCTTTCCTAATGAATTAGTTGGGGTTACAACAGGTAAAAACGGCAACTCTCTTTATGCTTTAAATGAAACAGGCAACCAAGCGGATTTAGTCTTGAGAGTTTTAAGAGGCTCTAAGGATGATAAAACTTTAAACTCTAAACTTGTCGCTTTATCGGCTAATTTTGGAGGATTTATATTAATGAACTGCCAATTAATTAAAAAAATTGGTGATGGTTTAGGAAATATCACTAATGACACTTATAATTTATCTGGTGGCATTATTAGCAAAAGAGTTGAGGCAACCTCAAATGTTGAAGGCAACACAGATCAAGCTCTGGCTATTTATAATATTAAATTTACTAACTCACCAAGAAGCTTATAATGGAATTTACAACAGAAAGCGGCGCAGAAGTAGTTATTAATATGGCTGATTTTATAGACTCCTCAAGACTGCGCGTTGCAGTTCTTGGGGCTATTAAAGATAGTGGCGTTGAAATATCAAAGATTGATATAGATAAATTAATGTCTGGCATAAAAGATGACATGGGTGCAGCAGTAAAAAGTGGAGCTTTAGATTCTTTGTTAGATTTAGTTATATCTTTAGACTGTAGTGAGAAGGTAAATAATGAAATATTTAATTGTCTTAAAAGATCCACTTACAACAGCGAGAAAATCACTAAATCAACTTTTGATTCAGAAGATGCAAGAGGTGATTATTATCATATAATTATAATGTGTCTTAAAGTACACCTAGCCCCTTTTTTCAAAACCCTCTTTTCAAAGTTGAACGGACTCCAACTGAAAAAGAACTAAAAGAGCCTAAAATAAAAGTTGAGGCTGATGAGGCTGAAATTATTTTACTAAGGTTAGCAAGGGCAGGATATGGTGGGGGCAATCCAGAAGTTATAAACAAGATGGATATATCTTGGGTAATTAAGATGATGCAATATGAAGGCTTTTGTAGTGAGTATGAGGAAGAATATCATAATTTAAATAAAAATGGCTAGCATAGGAGAATTATTTATAGAGTTAGGCGTAAAAGCTGACACGCAAAAAGTTAATCAAATTAATACAGGCTTTAAATCTTTAAAAACTAACTTGCTTTTAACAGCCGCCGCTTTTACTGGTGCAATCGTTGGGCTTGATAGATTTGTTAATAGCGCTTTAAAAGGCGTGGTAGCTCTTCAAAACATAAATGCTCAAACTGGATTATCTATTGAGAAACTCCAACAATTTCAACAAGCTGGGCAATTATCTAATCTTGCATTAAGTGCAGATCAAATAGCTAACTCACTTGCAACAGCTCAAAAAAATCTAAAATTATTAAGTATAGGAGGAGGCAATTTAGCGCCCTTTCAAATGCTTGGCATAGATGCAGGTAGTGATAATATATTTACAGTATTTGAAAAACTAAGAGATAATATTAATGGCATAGATCCATCTATTGTAAGTAGTTTGATTAGTGATTTAGGATTATCACCTGATTTTATAAATCTTCTAAAGAAAAGTAGAGAAGAATTTGAAGCTCTTGGAGAAAACACTTTTTTAAATCCAACACAAAGAGCAGATATTGACAAAGTTGGGACTTCAATAAAAGCCCTTACCTTAAGATTTAAAGCTTTAAAAGATCAAGCAGTTGCCAAGATTGCGCCAGAGCTAAATAAATTAGTTCAACAGTTTTTTAAATGGATGAAAGACAACGGCAAGAAAATTGTTGATACTATTGCAAGTATAGCGAAAGGATTTGCTAAGTTTGCTGGTGCGGTTGGCAACGCTTTTAATTTAATAGTCAGATTTACTGATGGCCTAGTTGGAGCAGGAAATGGCATAAAAGTTTTAGCTGCTGCTTTTGCATTGCTAACTTTGAGCCTTTCACCCTTCTTATTAGGATTGGCGGCAGTCGTTCTTTTGCTTGATGATATAATGGTATTTAAATCTGGTGGCGATAGTATAATTGGAGAGTTGGTAAAGGCTTTTGAAGATTTACCTAGTCTAGCTGATGTTTTTGATGGCGGTGTTAATATTACTGATATTATGGATGGCATAACAGATGCAATGATACTTATGACAGTAGCAGCAGTAGCCTTAGCAGCCCCATTAGTTGCAATAGTTGGAGCTTTGTCTTTTCTAAGTAAAGCTCCTCAATTTGGAAAGTTTATTGCAAATAAAATTGATAAGACAAAGACAGGTCAAGGGGTTGGAGATTTCTTACTTAATAGTAAAGGGTTCTTTGGTAATTGGCTTGATGCTAATAAAAATGTTCTTAAAAATGGATTTAAGAAACCAGAATTTGGTGGTAGCGGAATAACCAATAATAATACCTATAATATTCAAGGATTAAATGCTCCTGAAATAGGGCAAGAAATAAAAAGAGGGCAAAAGAGTCAAGAGTCGCTTAATAGGACTCAAGCCTCGCAAGGTAGCGTATTTTAATTAAATGGTTGATAATAAAGCATCAAGTTCAGACTCTTTAACGCATTTAAGAGATAAACCATTATTATTTTTTATTAAACAAAATTGATTGGTAAATTTACACATAGCCCCATTAGTTAATTGAAAACAATCTGTATATCCTTCTTGCCCTATTTTTACAAGAAGCTCTATTTGTTTAGATGTATATTTATCTTGAGCAATTAGCTTATCTATTTTGGCTAATTTAGTATCAAAGGATGCTTCAGCAAAAGAACTATTGCAATAACAAGTCAAAACTAGTAAAGTTATAAATATTTTTTTCATTTTCATTTTATAATAAGGTTAATAACAATTAGAATATTAAATATAATTTTATAAATGTCAAGTAAGACGACAAAATTAATTAAAATAAGAAGATGAGCAAAGATTTTAATGCAATTATTTCTAAAGTTAAAGAACAACCGCTAGAAACAGCAGAAATAACTAATAGTTTAATTAGTAGCTATATTGTCTCGCCAGTTTTAAATCTAGGTATTGCTGGCTTTGAATTTGATATATTTGAAGAACATAAATCAGAGCTACAGGCAGACATAACAGATCACTTTGTAGAGGATAACTCAACAAGACAAGATCATATTGCTATAAAACCAGAACTATTTACATTAAGGGGGTTTGTTGGTGAGTTAGTAGATAGACAATCGGGGGCTAAATCAACAATAACAGAACTTGCTGAAAAGCTAACAATCATTAATAGTTATATTCCAGTTGTAACAGGATTTGCAAAGCAACTAAATAAAACAATAAAATCTAATAAAGTAAACGTAATTGATTCAATTGATGAATCAATCGGAACTGGTGTTGATTTATACCAAGCCTACAAAGAACTAAATCCACCAGACAGCAAACAAGCAAAAGCTTACAATTTCTTTAAAGCCCTCTGGAAGTCTAAGCAACTTGTTTCAGTTGATACACCTTTTGGCTTTTTAAGCAATTATGCAATTCAAAACATTATTACAATTCAAGGCGATAATGCTTATATTACAGATTTTGCAGTTACATTAAAGGAGTTTAGAACTGTATCAACTCAATTAGTTGATTTTGACACCAAGAAAACACAAGGGAGATTGAGAAACCAGAAAGTAGAAGAAGTTAATCAAGGCACAGCTAACGGTGTAGAAAGAAATTCATCAGTTTTATTTGACCTTAAGGAAAA